CCACTTTCATTTCGTAGTAATAATCAAATGTATGTCTATCCATTAACAATTTGACATCTACGAATTTCATTATGTTTGCCAAAGCGGATGCGCTAACAGAAAAAGTTGATAATGTATTACCATCTAATGCACTTTTTAGTTCATCTAAACTCATATTAATGTTGTTTAACAGTGCAAAGATATGTTATTTTTTTCTAAATTCCAAATTTTTTTAAGAAAAAGTGAGTGAAAACCCAAAAAAGTTCTCACTCATCTTCCTCCTTCGTGTCAGAAGCCTTGATATTCATCATTGGCTTCATAAAGTATAAGATGTTCACAGTTGGCTCAATGTACTTGACAATCTCTTCCATTGGCTTATAAGCATTTGGTGCTTCGTCAATGGTCTTCTTGTCAGCAGTAGTGGTATAAATACCAGCATCTGCCATCTGCTTCTGAAACTCTTCCACATCAAGATTCTGCTTTGCGGCTGAACGAGACATGATACGTCCTGCACCGTGTGGAGCAGTGAAGTTCCAATCCTCGTTTGATTTACCCTCACAGATTGAGATACCATCCCTCATGTTAAATGGAATGATTACCCTCTCTCCCTCATAAGCACGGATAGCACCCTTACGAATCATCATATTAGGCTTACCCATAAGTGCCTTGAGGTCGTAGTCGATGTAGTTGTGAGTAGTGTGAATCGTATCAACAACGCTTACACCCTTTGCCATCTTTCTGTAGATGTCAACCACTTGTTCAATAATTGTCTCGTGGTTCAAACGAGCATACTCTTGTGCAAGCAACACATCAACAAGATAACCCATAAGGTTCTCACCGCTAAGATAACCTGGAATCTTCTTTGACAAATATTCCTCTCTTGCAGTTTTTATCTCTGCATCGAGTTTCTTCTTATCAGTATTCTTAGACTTAACGGAATCAGTAAGCATACGCATTTCCTCTTTGCTGATGGTCATGCTCTTGGCAATCTTATTCCAATAGTTGAACACCTTCAAGCCAAGGTTACGTGAGCCGCAGTGTACGCATATACAATACTTACCCAACTCGTCATTCACATCATACTCTAAAAAGTGGTTTCCACCTCCTACAGTACCAACAGACTTGAGGAATACACCGTAGTCCATGTTGAGCTTCTTACACCATGCCTCCAAGTCCTTTTCAGTTGCCATTTCAACACGATAAGGGGCAAGCTGTGGGTAGAATGAGCACATACGGTTAAGAGCACCATTAAAACGCTTGATAAGGAACTTAACGTCAATCTTCTTCTTGTCGTTGATGTCAAATCCAAAAGGTATCACCTTTCTTATCTTATGTTCAAACTCTTTCATATCCTCTGCTGTCAATCCCTTGTCGAAGAATACGGCTGATATTGTACAGCCAATGTCGCAACCAACGTGTTCTGGATTAACATGGTCTTTCTCCAAATCTATTGGGCAAGAGAAACCAATCACGATACCCTTACCATCGTGACAATCAGGCATAATCCTAATCTTTCTGTCCTTGAATGCCCTACAATCAGCAATCCTATATATTGTGGACATTGCAGACTCTTCCACATTGTCAGTGAAAATCTTAACGTCCTTACAATACTGTCCTTTTAACTCTATCATAAATCTTTTTTAATTTTATTGACTATTGCTTCAATTACTTTAATATGCTTGTCTTCAAAACAAGACTTTGGCAAACCTAAAATGGTGTCTCCAGATATTCCTCCCTTTTTGAACTTCGTTTTTGCGATAACCTCATATTTCTTTAAAGTAAGAATTTCCTCTTGCATTTTCTTAACCTTTTCATCAGCATTGAATCGGTCAATCTTTTCCACCTCAATATTAATGGACTCTTGAACAAGTTCTAGCATGATGGAAGACATATAGAAAAATGCACGTAGAATCTCCTTGGCTTTCTCATAGTCAACCGCAGAAACAGCACCACTTGTATGTGCATGAATAACATAGAGATTGTTTACCTTAAAGTTAGGTATAATGATGGACATATTGCCGCTACTATTAGTCCCAATATGGTCAGATACCCTAAGTGTTCTACCATTGATGGTGTAGTAACGAGACTTTTCACCCTCAACGACACTACAGCTTTTATACTCCTTAATAAGTTTGTCTATGTACTTTTCTAATTTATCCTTTTGCCTCATATTGATTTATTTATTTATGATGCAAAGATACGAAAAAAATCTGAGACAGCCAAAACAATCTCAGATTTTTAACATTATTTAACGATGCCCATATTCAGGTTTTTTCTCAACAATTAAATCCTTACTGACTTCTGTGCGGCTAAGAATAATAGGTCTTAAATCAATTTTTACTATTTGAGCACCAAGAATAGGATACTCATTTGTTAAATTCCACCTAGTAGCATCAAAGATACATGCCACGTAGTAATTAACATCGGATAGCTTATCGTATAATTTGGCTTTATGAAATTCTGGTGTTAGATACGCATTAGAAGCATTGGATGCAGAGTATAGTGGAGATTTACCATCCCAACCCTTTATCTGTTTCCACTTAAAGCTTCCAATACTATGCTGCCAAGTTTCATTTTCCCATTTTTCTGTGGTTAACCTTTTCTTGTCTACGAAAACTTGTATTGCGTACTTTATCATTGTTTACCTAGTCTAACAAGTAAAATGTTGGCTGGTTCTAACATGTGCATACCATCATGTTTTTCATCACTCCAACTACGTTTCTTTTTACCAACCTCATCGCCATCAAATATTTTTATTTTCTTCTCAGAGTCACCGCGCACAACACCAAACGAAATGTCAGTATGTCCTCCCCAATCTTTTCTGACATACGCAACCACATCACCGTAATGAAGTTTCTGATTCTTGTTGTCAGTGTGTCGTATTGGAGTACCTACAGGTATTTCTGGTGCCTCTGCCTTTTTCTTCTCAGATTTTGTCTTAGCGTTAAGGTATTCTCTCAGTGCTCTATCTGCTACCGTTTTATCCATGTGGATAGAGTATTTCTTACTATCTAGATAATCTTCACCAGCTACATAAAAAGACTTATCACTGAATTTAGAGGCACTTTCTTCATATTCAGAATTATAGCAGTCGAAACGATAGTGCTCAGTTAAGATGTTGAAATGCTCATTGTCGTTATACCAACGGTTATTATAAGAAATTTCTTGTACAGTCTCTTCATGAATAACATCATGCTCCTTGTCTACGACATAGAGTTTGTCACCCTCTTTGAGAGCACCAAGGTACTTACCGTTATTTATCTTGTTCAGTCTTTTAACAGCCTCTTCCATGTTAGTACAAATAAGTCCACTTACTGACTTATTATATATACATGAAGTTATTTTCATGTTAGGTGGTATATTTCTTCCATAGAACGTATCATAATCTGGTTTAAAATCACGATTGTTCTTAATATCGCAATAATATAACACCATTACACCATGATAATCTTTGTAGATGTATTTCACATTACAACGATTGATGGTTTTACTAGCAAGGTCTATTTCAAATATAACATCACCACAATTAATTATATCATATTTGTTTAGCTCACCTCTACTAGCACGTCTGCATTCACAACCATCTTCTCTACGTCTCAGACGGACTCCATTTAACTCGCCAAATTTTTTTGTAGCCATATATTAGTGTCTCTGTCTTTTAGGCACATAAACTCTTGTTACACCAACCTCTTTGGGTTCAAACTCAATAGCCACAACCTCTGCGTTGATGATAGGTGGGAAATTACATGCATAGCAGTCATCAGTACAATTATAGGCATAATGATATGCGTCTTCCTCCTTATTGTACTGCATAGCCATTTCAAGCTTCGTTGTTAAACGAAGGGAGTAACACTTTCCAGCACCGTATAGTGGAGCAACACCATCCCAACCCTTAATTGGGTTGTGTTTATCGTAGTCTTTACCGTTTTTAAGCCACTCAGCGTATTTCTCCTTATCGAGATTAATTCTTACAACGTATTTAAGCATGGCTCTATATTAAAAAATGCTACCGTTTTTCTCAAGAATAGTACCCTTAAATGGGTCAATGGTGAAAGGACGCTGCTTGCGCTTGAATTCACTCTTCCAAGAGCGCATACATACACCTCTTACAGCGTCAACGCCATACTTGTCACCAAGGGTAGGAACAAATTCCTTACCACTCTTCTGACAAACCTCCATTCTACGCTTTTTAACTTCCTCGTTCTCATTATCGAACAAACTGTTCTTTATTGACTCAGTGAGACCGTCAGCCGCATACATTGGCTTAATCTTCTCAGAAAGATTTACCCAATGATAGAGAATGTCATCGACATCATCGTAGGTCTTTCCTGGAGCAATCTGAGCCAAATCGCCACCAGCCTTTACACCGTTACCATCGGTAGGCATGATTGCGATAGCAGCCTCAAGAGCCTTGGAGTCCTTGTAGACGTTTTCCTTCATCCACTTAGCAAGACCGTACACCTCATGCTTCCACAGACAGCCGATGGGGTTAAAATCGCCATCATCGCCATGAATAGTCCAGAAGCCAAGGAAATGCTCTGTAAAATTATCGGTATCAACAACAATACCACCCATCTTTGAGGCAATGTCATACAGAGTAATCATACGCAAACGTGCCTTGATGTTACCTTGAGAGATTCGTGTGGTTTCTAATCCACTAGCAACTTCACAGAACTTATTTACTGTGTCAAACGTTGGCTGAAGATTAACCTCCTTGAAAGAATCACAGAACTCATTTCCTGCCAATACAGCAGAACTTACCTCGTCAGCCTCGTTAGTTGAACAAGGCATACTGATTCCGATAAGAGGAAGGTCAACTTGCTTGCACAGTGCAGCGCATACAGTTGAGTCAATACCACCACTGATACCAAGAACAAGTGCCTTGATATGATTCTTCTCGCAATATGACTTGATGCCACTTACGAGATTCTTATAAACCTCTGCATAGTCAAGAGGTGTAACACGCACATACTTTTCAATACCGTCTTTCATATTTTATTTGTTTATTATGTCTTCTACTGTTCTAATTCTTTTATTCTCCAAATTGTAGTTCATTACAGTGTCATTACACTTCTTAATGAAATCATCTATTTCTTTACCATACCCAATACAATATTTGAGGTATAAATCTGTTTTGCCACCATCATACGCTGATGGTTCGAAATTTACAACAAATTTTAAATTGAGATTTTTATCAACTGCGATAAAAGCAATTAACCCACAATATCCTTTAGCTGCAATTTTAAGATGAAATTTATCATAAGGCTTCCTAACTTGATACTCATTAGACCTCATAAATTTTTCGAATCTCTTATTGAGACTATTAACCCAATTAAGCGTAATTGGGTCATATTTACAATTTTCAATTAGATTATTATAATCACATAGCACTTCTCCTTTGGCTTTATCCTTTTGTTCCTCGTAGACACCGTATATTGACTCAGCACACCAAAGTATGGCAACACCAACTCCTATTAAAAAAAACTGTAGCATATTAATTTTTAATTATTTTGTCAATTTTGTTTTTAACTTCCTCAAAGTTGGCACACTCATAATCAGCACCAACCAAATTCCACTCAAGTAAAGGTATACTCAACTCATAGTCATAACTCACCATGACGAATACCTTGTTTTCACCCTTTGTAAGAGCATCTTTCATATCCTTGGCATAGTCAGTTTCTTTAGATGAAAGAGGCTCACCACCCTCACCTTTAGTTCCAAGGGAATTAAGGTATTTTACACAAGATTTAATCTCATTGCTTGTTTCAACAGAGAACTCAAAAGTTTCATTCGCCTCATTCATGAATTTTTGGAACATTTTAGCTTTACTTTTCAGAACATGAAACTGAATATATATTTCGTGAGTTTCTTTGTCTTCTGGTTTTGTATATCTAACAATAATGTCATCAGTATCCGCATAACGTTTACTAGCAATAAACATCGCCATTGCAAACGCATGTGCTGACTCAAATTCTTTAATGTCAAAAATTATTGGGTCTACTGTTATTTCCACACCATCAAGTTTGGAGAGTACCTTATTGGCATTCTCTAATGCAACAGCATTCTCAGCATCCAACTGTTCTTTAGACTTACAATTTTTTTTAGCCCAATCAATGAGCCATTCATCTGTTAGATAATCCATATTGACTTTTATTTTGCTAATAATATACAAATTGACCCATTGAGAAAGTTACTTGACCTGTTCCTCCGACCTCCCTCACATCGTGAGCATCGCAGTTGCGTGAAATGGTCCGTGGTATTATGTAATACGTCACCAAATGTCGATGCGATATGGGTTTGCCCACTAAGCCTACCACAGCCAATGGTCGAAGCCATAGTAGTTAGTACTCACTTAATCTTTGGGTCAATTGCTATGTTGTTTCCTTTATTTTTTTTGCAAAGATACGAAAAAAAATTGGAATAGCCAAATACTATCCCAATTTTTAACATTATTTAGTAGTTCTCAAATTCATTGGTTTCTTCGTTGAGAACTTTCCAACCACCATTATCCTCATCGAATAGATAAGCATAATCTTCATTGACCTCTGCATTTACGTCAATGGCAGTATCTCCTTGGATTGGCTCAATATGACTCCATATTTCACCATCCCTATTAGCATAATGAGTAAAATCGTCTTCATCAATACTACTAATACTACCGCCTAATACTAGGTTCAGTGCTCTTTCGTATGTATCAGCAAAGGCCTTCAAAGCTGCTCCTACACCACTAGGATAACCATCCCAATGACAGTAAACACCCATGTAGGGTTTTTCAATCTTCACGTCTTCACATAAATCAACACCATCACCACCCCAATCGTTTGCTGGGGCTTTTGACTTTTCATCAGAATACTTTTGTGTTGTTCCAATATCACTGTTTCTGACTTTAACAATAATACAGCTTCTAGTTGCCATGTTAGGTTTTTATTTAAATTATTAATTACTTAGCCCTCATATTTTTCAGAGGACATATTACTATTTAATCGAGTAATTTCTAGCTCAATCTCTTTCTTTTTTACTTCAGAGTCAAATTCTTTGTTATGGCACGACATAATACAATATGCCGTTGCCACAACAAATACACAACCGAATACTGTCCAGCCAATAATAGACATTACTTCAACCATATTAATTAGCCACTACTAATGTGTAATCTTTTTTACCTTTCTGGAGAAGCAGATACTTACCATTGATAAGGTTTGACTCGTCAACAGTATCCTTTTCCCCAACCTTAACCTTATTGACTGAGAATCCATTGCTCTTGATAAGCTTACGAGCCTCAGACTTTGAAGGCACTTTATCGTGCATTGTTGCTAGGTCAATAACAGTAACACCGCTAGCAATCTGCTCCTTAGACACCTCTACAGTACTCACCTCGGACTTAACGAACTTCCATCCATTTTCGTCTACGTCCTTAATGTCAATACCGCCAAACAAGAATGCAGTGGCTTGCTGAACGCCATCTAACGCTTCTTTACCATGAACCATTTCAGTCATGTATTCAGCCAATCTTCTCTGCAACATACGTTTGCTTGGATTCTCACGATGCTGCGCAATCATTTCGTTGATTTGGTCAAGAGGAATGAGTGTGAACTTTTTGATAAAAGATTCAGCGTCAATATCTGTAGTATTAATCCAATATTGGTAAAAATCATATACAGATGTCTTATTAGGGTCAAGAAATACAGCATTTCCTTCAGTCTTGCCAAACTTCCTACCGTCTGCACAAGTAATCAAATCCCAAGTAAGGCCACAAACATCATCTTTACCAAGCATCTTATGAACTAGGTCTTGCCCAGTTACCATATTGCCTAGATTATCAGTGCCAGCAATTTGAAGCCTACACCCATAATTCTTATACAAATGAACGAAATCATAACCTTGAAGCAAACCATAAGAAAATTCTTGAAATGATATTCCGCTACCCTCACGCTCAAGACGTTTTCTAACATTCTCTTTTGCCATAAGGTAATTGACCGTAATCTTCTTACCAACGTCACGAATAAAATCAAGGAACTTATAATCCTTATACCAATCCCAATTGTTTACCATAACGGCTGCATTAGGAGCATCTGATTCAAAATCAATAATCTTCGAAATCTGCTTCTTAACGCATTCAACATTATGGAACACTGCGTCCATTGAAATGGTATTTCGCTCTTCGCTTTTTCCACTTGGGTCTCCAATAGCACAAGTTGCGCCACCAACGAGGATGATTGGTTTATGACCATACTTTTGCATAATCTTAGCAACCATAAGACCAACCATGTGATGAACACCCAATGAATCAGAAGTTGGGTCTAAACCTATATAAAAGGTTGTTGGCTTACTAAAACACTCTTCAAGATTACCAAAGGTCTGAGAAATCAAACCCCTTTCTGTCAATTCTTTAATTAATGGATTCATTTTATATTTCGTTTATTTTTAAAAATTTTTCTTTCTGAGTTTCAACGCCAAAATTGATACAATTAAAACGACTCTACATAAACCATTAATCTTTTCTTTCTCATAATGGTTTGGGAGATAGCATCCATCTGTTCACGTGTAATTCCATATTTTTTTGAGGAACTACTAGTTGTTTTCTGTCTATTCCTCTTCCTTTTAGACCTACTTTTTTTGAAAAAAAAGAACATAGTTTAATTATTTAAATTGTTTATGCAAAGATATACAAAAAAACTTGCATAAACAAATACATTAACATAGTTTAACAAAAATGGTCGTCAACCCCAGTCAACAGTTACTTTGTGCATGTTTTAATCAAATAGCATTGATTTACATAAATCTTTAATCATTTCTTCGTCTTTGAATAATGACCAACAATCAGATTCATAATAATTCCGTGCATGATAACGAAGCCAATCACGAACATCTGAAAGTTTTACCATCGCATCTTTTGACATGCACACATAATCACGAACCCTTTCGTCAGACTCGTCAAGGATTTCATCTTCTTGATTTTTATCTACCCAAGCACAACATTGCAATTGAATGTCAAGGTGTGCAACATTTTGAGCCAACAGATTTTGCTAAAAGGGGTAAAAAGTGGGCAGAAAAACAATTTCAAACAACCATTAAACGAGATAAGGAAAAATTAGAAAAATGTAATAACAACAATGTAAAGTTGCTATACTACAGTAATCTTAACATTAAATATCCATATAAAGTTTTTGAAGATAAAGAATTACTCATAAAAGAAATAAGAGGTACTAACGGTTAGTACCTCTTATTTTATGTTTACAACTTAATGTAGTTCAGTATCTCTTGACTCAAAGCTTTGGCAACTATCTCTTCTGACGTGAGATTTCTTGCTTTTCCTGTCTTTTCATCAATGATTTTATTTTCTCCAAGAAGCATAGTTATAATGCTTCCATCAAACCCAGAGAAAAATGTACATCCTGGTGTGATAGCGTTACCCTCAAAGTCTTGTGTTCTCTTTGAAGCGCAATCCCACCAAATGAACTTCATGTTATCCACGAACTCAGCTGGGAATACAGTCTTCAATGACCTTACAGAGTACTCATAGTTAGTAGGTTCTGTGCGCTTTGAACGCCAACCATAGCTAACTGGGTTGAACTGCATATCACTAACAACAAGGATTGTTGTAGGATACTGCTCAAGAGGAATCTCTGGGTGCTGCTTCCTAATCTTGATGATTTCCTCAACAGCGGACTGGAAGTTTGTACCGCCATAACCTACGCTTGGAAGGTTCATGATTCTGTCGCAGAATGAATCACCCTTCATGTCATATGGGTATGACACATCATCGAACATGATGAGCTTGTTGTGGAATGGACCAGTGTTAAGGTCTGAGAAGAACAATGCAAGTGAGCTTGCAATATCCTCACAAGTGATGTCCTTAATACCCTCTGCCATACGACCCATTGAGCCACTAGTGTCGAGACAACACCATACGTTCTCAGTAATCTTGCCATCGGCACGAGCCTTATCGACAAGACCCTTGAACTGTGCGTCAAGTGTGTGCTTAACCTCGATTGGGAGGTTCTTTGTGCCACTGTAGTAGCCTCTGCTACCACGTGCCTCACGGAGCTTACGTGCAAGCTCGAAAACGTAACCTGTGAACTTGGCAACTGGCTGCTGCAAAATCCACTGAGTGTAGTTGTCCTTCAAATTGTGGTTTGAAAGGAACTTACTTGTCACAAGGAGGTTCAGGGCACGACCTGGAATATGATTCCAATTCAGAGCGTCATAGTTACGAGAACAAATGAGCTTCTGGAAAGTGTGGGCTGTACCACTACTCTTGGTCTTGTTATACTCCTTGTAGGTCAGATTCATGAACTTAGCGAATGACTTCGCAAGGTCATTGGTAATCTGATTCCACTCTGTTGTACACTTGCTACGGCTCTCGATACGAGGCATAAACTTCTTAACCAAGTCTACGTGAGTATCGCAAAGGAGACCTTGTGCGATGACCTCAAACATTGCTTTCTGGTTGATGACATTCAAATCCTCCTTGATGTCGTAAAACATCAGAGTCCAAATGTCCTTCCATGAACCAACAAGAGGCAATGCCCAGATGTTGTTATAGAAAGCCTCTGGATGCTCTTTCGCAATCCAAAGCAAACGCTTAAAGGACTCGTCACGAGCACCTTGTCCATTCTGAACCTTATCGGTCTCGTTGTCAGCGTTTACCTTCACCTTACGTGTTACCATACGGAGGTAGAATGGGAAGCGCAATGCAGCCTCTGGATTCTCACCCCAAATCTGAGATTGGTCTGCAAAGACCTCTTCTATTGGACGGCCTCTGAAGTTACCAGCTTTACCAAACTGGTCAACGATTGCACTGCCAGTTGATACGTTTGTCACTGCACCATTCTCAGTCAAAGTTGTTGCCTTGAAACCTACTGCGCTAAGAAATGCGTTTGTCTTTGTTGCTGTTTTTGTATTCATAATGTTCAGTTTACTTTTTATTCTTCGTTTTAACTCTGCAAAGATATGAAAAAAAATTGGAATATCCAAATATTTTAACGTTTTTTTATGAAAAAATTGATATTTATAGTAGATAACGTTATAAAACTTAATTCATATGAAGAAAATTGATAATATTATTCAAGAAACTATAGATAACTTTGTTAATGAGTCTGTCATTTCTGAAGGTACGCTTGATGATATTAAAAGCTTGCTAAAAGCATTTAAAGGAAAATCCAACCTATCACAAGATGATTTAAGAAAAGAGAGAAAACTCAAAAAGAAAGCCGAAAAAGCTAAAAAGGGTACTAAAAAATTGCGTAGAACCAAAGGTGGCGGTAAAGTCTATTATGACTATAACGACTATGAAAGAAAACATAGGAAATTGGCTAAAGGTGACACTGATTCAATCACTGACACTGTAGACCAAGAGAATACTGACATTGCTGCTGTGGCAAGAAGTATATTCCCAGACCACACAGAAGAGGGTGCTCAATCACAGCTTCGTAAAATTTTAAATCATGAGCGTCCAATGACAAAGGACGTTGCTTCAAAAATCGAAAGAATGATTTCAAGAGGTAGGATAGCAGTTAAATAAAGGGTAGTGTTTTCACCACCCTTTTTTAATGCTTACAACCCTGAAAGACGATTCTCATACTCTTCCCTAAGAGTTTTCATTGCTCCTAGCTCTAGTTGTCTTACTCTTTCTGATGTAAGACCTAGAATCTCAGCAATTTCATTCAATTCATACTCACGATGAAGACCATTGTCCTCATAAAGACCAAAACGCATTTTTATAATTTGCTGCTCTCTTGGAGAAAGCACTACTAACAAAGAGGAAATAAGCTTTGAATTGAATTCATTTGTCTCAGTTTTTTCATATTCATTATACGATGCACTTGCACGATTATAATTAACAACATCACCACCGCTATAGTTGTCATCATCATCACTTGCATCAACATCAATACTTGCGTAGTTAAGGTCAAGTAAATCATTTTTATCCTTAATGTCTTTGCCGTACACATTATTCAATATTTCAAGAAGCTCGTCAGTAGTTGGCTCACGCTCATTCTCTTGCATGAATTTGTTTTTGGCTTTTGACATTACATGGAATGTCTTATAAAGGTTGCTCTTCTGTACCATTTCTGCATCACCATACTTATAGGTGTTAATGGCGCGAATGATATACCACATTGCATAACTAGCAAATTTTACACCTTTTGACACATCATATTTATCAATTGCCTCAATAAGACCAAAATTAATCTCATCAATATAATCGGTAAGTGTATCTGTGGTTGAATAGTTTTTTGCTGCTGCAATAATTAATCTCTGATTACTAAGGATGATAAACTCCCTAACCTTTTCGTAGTCACGACATGCTTTGACATATGATTCCCTATCAAGCGACTTTTCAAGACGCTTCATATTTTCTTTAGCCTCTTTAAGCTTGGTAAACCACTCAATTTCTTCGTCCTTATCGAAAGGTTTGTAATCTTTTATGTCTTTGTAGAATCTCGTTGTATTTTCTGAACGGTCTACAAGTCCTGTTTCTGCTTTTAGATTTATTACAAATCCCATTAATTGTTTATTTTATTCGTTAAACACTAAATTATGACCTTTTCTTGAGGATAACAACGGTCTTATTACCTTCGTCTTTTGGGGTTGACTCTGGTACTGCAACATCATCCATCATAACAATGAACTCCAAGATAGACTTCTTGTTATCCTCCCTTCTAGATAGCTCTCTTCCCTTCATTGCAAGTATGACTCTCACACGGCTACCATCCTCAATGAATTTCTTAGCATTATTGGCTTTGGTTTCCAAATCATGCTTTGCAATATTCACACTGAGCTGTATCTCCTTGAGTGGTTTTACTTGCTGCTTATTCTTCTTTGCAGCCTTTTTCAACTCATATAGCATTTTTTCGTAGTTGCACACCTTTACAATAGGAACATCTGATTTTCCTTGAATCTCCACAAGGTCAAGCTCCATATCTTCAGCAATCTTACGTGCCTCAGACATAGTTACAACCTTACTCTCGATACCTTCTCCTACAATTCTGACGTTACCGCCAAACCTGATTTCGTCATTTACACGAAATTTTGAAGAAAAATCGTTTTTCTTAACTTTTGCCATCTAACTGTCGTTCTAAATCTTTTATTTTATTTTCTAAATCTTCTATCTTATTTTTTCTTTCTTGAAGCTGTCTTTCTTCGCTTTCAAGAAAAAACTTCTTAATTCTGAGTTCACGCTTTAGAAGCTCCAAAGTAGTAGGCTCATTCATACGCCTTTTAGCCTCTTCCTCCACTTTTGCAGCACGTTCAAGAAATATACGTGCTGATTCCTCAGTTAGTGTCGGAATAGGTCTCCCACTATTGACTGCCAATGCTGTTGACTCATCATCATCGGATGCAAAGATACTAATTTTCTTCGACTTGGCAAAATTTTTTTTGTTAATTTTTGTTAATCTTTTACTTCTTCCCATATAAGGTCTGAATCTTTCGCTTTATATTCGGTATTTGGTTTAATTCCTTCCATTACCTTTTGGTGCAATAAAGTTTCTATCAAATACAAATTATCAGATACATAATGGTATGTGTCAAGCATATACTTTTCAACATCATCTGGATATGCTGCACCATCAGCGTCTTCCTCCGTTCCCTTAATGGCTTTATCCCTCAAGCCAAGAATCATCGCAACATCATCCAAAATATGAGTCTGCATTGTTAGCATAATTTTCTTATTAATTTTGAGAAAATCATCGTCTTTGTCTTCCACATTCAAAAACCTTACAAGTTTCAAATGGTCTTCTGTTAAGTTTAAATGTAAAATCATATTATTTAATAAAAAATTTTGGAGTTGTTATTTTCTTTCCACCGTTTTTAATCGAATCATACCATTGTCCGTTTGTATCCAAACCCAACAATTCATATCCAATGGCTTTTTTAATAATCTTTTTAGTAACGTCTGTGTCCGTTTTTCTTGAATCGTTCTTCTGCTTCTTCTTTCCTCTTACGAACCATTTCATAATAAGCCTTTCTGTTTTCTTTTTTTACAGCTAGCTCTCTATCCCTCACCTCCTTCATTTCTTCGGCTCTAGACTTCTGGAAATAGTCAAAAACGGTACATTCCACATCTGTCAACGTATTCTTAAATATGTGGAGTATTTTTTTCTTATCCCCATTACCATCGAACCTACTAGAACCAAGCAAAGGGCAAGCGATTTTCTTGCCCTTATATTTGATATTCACTAGCTTAAGAGCATTTTCCAATGCATCATATGAAAGATAGTCTTTTTCTAAATCTGGTCTAAAATTATAACCCTTTGCAATAAAACAAAGACAAAACGTAGGCTCATTTTCAGATTTGCATTCAAGTATCGTACCCATCTTATCCATATCACCGTATTTGGTCTCTAGATTCTTCTCATAAACATACGGATAGTTAAGCATAATTTTCAACTGTATTCCTTGAGACATGGTACAATATATGTTTGTCCCTATGAGGATAATGTCATACTCACGAAAGTGCCAGTATATGTCTTCGTCTTTAATTACGTTAATCATTAACCAAATCCTTTCACAACTTTAGCACTTTTAGGTGCTTCTATAATTTGAGGAACACGCTCTAAATTAGGATGCGGATTGCACCTAGTTTGAGTTGCTGGAGTTTCGCATGGTTCATCAATGCAATCGTTCTGCATTGAATCTTCTCCCACATTATTAGCGAAACCAATTTTCTTAGCTTCGTCCTCAGTAACCTTAATCTTACCGTTACGTTTGATAAGTTCTTCAAGCCTATCGAAAATGGCAACCTCACTGATTCCATCCACATAAATGCCTTGAATGACCTCTTTCACAAAGTCGAAAGTATATCCCTCAGTCTTTGAAACATATCTCTCAATGTCAGCCTTAACGTTTTCATCGTTTACGTCTATACCACTATCTGACAGTTTCATTTCAATATATGCCTTTCTAATCTCAGCATTAGGTTTCTTATACTCAATAACAAGATTAAAACGGCTAGGTCTGCAAGTAAACCTCTTCTCAAGAATCTCTGGATAGTTTGTTGTTGCAATCGTAACCACATTGTCAAACTGTCCGTTGCCATCCAATGTTTGAAGTAGTAACGCAGTATAGCTTTCATGGTTTGCCAAACGCTCAAAGTCCTCAATGATTGTAACAACTTTTCTGTTTGGCTCTACGTTTCTGAAACGCTCCATCACAGTCCTATATGAAGATAGGTCTTCTGTGCTGTCAATGCAGATAACTATGCCATCGTATTCATCAATAAGCTTCTTTGAAATGATATTAATGAGTGAGGTTTTACCATTACCTGGAAGAGAATATAGCAATATGTTCCTCTTATATACATTACCAAACTTACGATACCTATCTTCTGATTTCCAGAATGTCTGAATATCATCCAAAATGGTATTCTGTACGTCATTAGGTAACACATAAAGGCTAGGCATTATAACCTCTTTACTTGCTAAATAAACTCTATTGTGATAACTGTCATATACTGGCTTATAGAAGCCGCTAGGAAGGATGTCTCTAGTCTCACCTATAGGTTCGTAACAATTTCCTTCTTTTAGATAACGCTCGTAATGTCGCTCTTTTTTTTCCATATTTGAATTATTTGAAATTTTCATGCTCTTTAAGCTTTAAAAGAAGTTCTTTCTCTTCTTCCGTAACATTCTTAGGTATTTTAATATTAACAATACCCAACATATCTCCTGCTTTGTTAGTACCATATATAGGAATACCATATCCCCTAAATCTTAGTTTATGTCCATCAGATGTACCACTAGGAATCTTAGCTGTCAACTGTTTGCCATCAACTGTATTGACATCAACATTGCATCCAAGAATAGCATCTACGACATTTAATTCTATTGGGAAATATAGGTTATTTCCATCTATATCGAAATTGTCGTTTGGTATCGCTTGTATGGAGATAATCAAATCTCCAGGAGTTCCCTTTCCGTGAGGTGGGAAATTACCTTTTCCACCAAATATCACATTCATACCGTCAAGCAAGCCCTTATTAAGTTTAATCTCTGTTTCATCAGTTACTTTCTGAACGATACCATGACCATGACAATGTGAGCAAGGTTTCTCTATGATATATCCTTGACCACCACAAGTAGGGCAAGTCTGTGTCATTGCCATGAAGCTATTACCACCAAATACAGTGCCACTACCTCCACAGCTTCTACAAACTTTTTTCTTGCTCTCTGAAGTCATACCACTACCACCACAATGGTCACAAGGCTCAAATCTCTTATATTTGACTTTCTTGGTTACGCCGCTATACATTTCTTCTAGTGTAAGCTTCATAGGTATTCTGATACTTGTACCCTTAGTATTCCTCTCTTTAGGTCTACCAAAGTCAAAATCAAATCCCATTCCACCCATGTTGAAATGTCTGAGTATGTCTTCCATACCCATTCCACCAAAATCTGGTCCTCCACTAGCATAAAAATCAAAATTGGAATGTGGGTTGTCATATTCCTTCCTCTTCTTTTCATCACCAAGAACCTCATAAGCTTCGGCAGCTTCCTTAAACTTAGCTTCTGCTTCCTTATCTCCTGGATTTCTATCTGGATGCAGTTTGATGGCTAACTTACGGTATGCTTTCTTGATTTCATCTTGTGACGCATCCTTACTAACGCCAAGAATCTTGTAATAATCTTTTCTATCAGCCATTATTCTTCTATTAAGTTATCAAGTTTGTGCAAAGATATAAATTTTATTTCAAAATTACAAATAAAAAACGTAAAAATCTGAGAGACTTGTTGGGAAAGCCCCTCAGATTTACACTATTATTTTCAACCTTGCCAAGCCGTTATTATTTAACTTCCTCAAACTCAGCATCTTGAACGTCATTAGGCTGTTCTGCTGCTGATTCTGCAACCTCTTCATCAGTTGGTTGCTGTGTAGTCTGCTGACTCTGATTGTTGGCATATACACGCTGAGAAACTGTTTGCCAAGTCTCATTGATAGAAGCCTCAAGCTCGTTAATCTTGTTAACATCCTTTGCCTTAACAGCTTCTTTCATCTGAGAAACCAAGCCCTCAAGCTTTGTCTTTTCGTCCGATGTGAGGTTGCCTTTCTGTTCCTCAATCATCTTCTCTTGAGTGAATGCGATATTGTCACCCTTGTTTACAGCATCTGCTGTCTCACGTTCTTTCTTATCGGCATCTGCATTTGCCTCTGCCTCCGCTTTCATACGCTCAATCTCTTCCTTAGACAAGCTGCTAGAACCCTCAACACGGATAGACTGTGCCTTGCCTGTACCCTTATCAGTAGCACTAACCTCAATCACACCGTTAGCGTTGATGCTAATCTTAACGGCAATCTGAGGAATACCACGCTTTGCTGGAAGAATACCAGTTAAGTTGAACCTACCGATTGACTTGTTCTGATTAGCCATTGGACGATTACCTTGCAAAAGGTTAATTGTTACCTCTGTCTGATTGTCAGCAGCAGTTGAGAATACTTCCTCTTTATCGCAAGGAATTGTAGTGTTAGCCTCAATAAGAGTTGTCATAACGCCACCCAAGGTCTCAATACCAAGGTTAAGAGGTGTAACATCAAGAAGAACAATGTCACCTACACCATCTTCCTTATTAAGTACTGCACCTTGAATTGCAGCACCAAGAGATACAGCCTCATCAGGATTAACTGCCTTAGATGGGTCTTTCTGGAACACTGTCTTTGCTGCCTCTACTACCTTTGGAATACGTGTGGAACCACCAACAAGGATAACCTCGTCAATATCCTTCAAATCGAGCTTAGAAAGCTTCAAAGCCTCCTTACAAAGCTCAATAAGCTTGTTGTAAAGATTCTCTGTCAATTGTTCGAACTTCGCACGTGTGAGGGTAAGCATAAGGTGCTTTGGAACGCCATTAACTGGTGCCAAGTAAGGCAAGTTAATGTCAGTAGATGTGGCAGTAGAAAGCTCAATCTTAGCCTTTTCAGCAGCTTCCTTGAGTCGCTGCATTGCCATAGCATCACTAGATACGTTAACACCCTCTTGTTTCTCGAACTCTTCAACAAGGTAGTTTACGATTGCTTGGTCAAAGTCCTCACCACCAAGGTGTGAGTCACCATTGGTTGAAATAACCTCAAACACGCCACCACCAAAGTTAAGGATAGATACATCAGATGTACCACCACCAATGTCATACACAACGATATTCATGTCCTTATTAGCCTTGTCAACGCCATAAGCGAGTGCTGCGGCTGTAGGCTCATTGATGATACGAAGGACGTTCAGACCAGCAATCTGACCAGCCTCAATAGTAGCCTTACGCTGACTGTCATCGAAATAAGCTGGCACCGTAATGACTGCATCCTTTACCTCTGTGCCAAGGTAATCCTCTGCGGTCTTCTTCATCTTCTGAAGAATTGTTGCTGAAATCTCCTGGGGAGTGTATTTGCGACCATCAATGTCCACACGAGGATAACCACCCTCATTAATGACGTTGTAGGTCACACGGTCTGCTTCCTTCTGCGCCTTATCAAATGGAATACCCATGAAACGTTTGATTGCGTACACAGTATTCTTAGGATTGGTGATTGCTTGTCTACGTGCAGCATCACCCACTTTACGTTCACCATTCGCAAAACCCACAACTGATGGGGTTGTACGATTACCCTCACTGTTTACAATGACAGTAGGCTGACCACCTTCAAAAACTGATACACAGCTTGTGCTTGTACCAAGGTCAATACCAATAACTTTTCCCATAAATTTTGTTTATATTTTGATTTATTATTTTATTCTATCCCATCTTTCTTCAAGTTTACCCCTTGAATCAATGAAACACAGTACTTGTCTGACACCGAAAAGATTTTGTTCTCCATACTCTATTTTCATAGAGCCATCATACCTTTTAGATATTATGGGGTTTTCTTCTTCAACTTTCTTGTTATCCATATACCAAGTAAGATTAGGAGTTCCATCTTCCAATATCATTAGGACAAATGTAGAACCTACCACATTGCCCTCAGAAACGTATAACTCTCTTACGCTCATATCTATGCAAATACTGTGCCAAACTCTATGTTGCCAACTTATTTATGCGATAATTTGACACCATATATAATAAAACGGTGTATAAACTAACTACACCAACCGCTAAAAACAAATCTTTCATATTTTTACTTTTTCTTCGACTGCAAAGATACCAAAAAAAATTGGAATAACCAAATGTTACTCCAACTTTTTAATATTATTTAACAAATCTTGCATTATTCTGAAATATATTCATCAATACTTTGGCATATATGATTCAACTTAACTAGAATTTCTGCCATAATTGCATCTTCTGTAAGCATAGTTACATTAGAGGTTTCAATCTGTCCAAGGTCTTGACCCCTATTAATTCTTCCTTTTGCAATATTTATTCCAATTTCTTCATTAAATGTGTCAGATGGGTGACAAATTGACACACCCAATGTCAGTTTTCTGTTAAGATTCTTTACTCCGTATGTCAAAATGCCATCTACGATTGTATTTGGTTTTGTCTCTACTGGAACCACATCTTGAACAATCTCTTCCTTCCGTGACTGTTCAAACTTACCCACAACTGTAACATAATGCTCGTCACCATTGTTGCTTGTAGCTTTTGCCCAAGCATGATAATACTTTACTCTACTCATAACTATATAGTTTAATTTGAATTATTATTTCAGTTTAAAATTATTTAATCGTCATGTTTTAGCAAATGATAAATTTCAGCAATTTCTTCTGCTGTAGCATTTGTGAAATCATATTCATTTTCATTTACCTTGAATTTTTCAAAGTTATTCCACAACAATTCTCTGTCATCCAATTTCATATTAGAATGTATTCTTTTGAATTTTTACTTTCCTCACATAATTTGAATCTTGAATTAGGTCTAGGAATATACTATTATATCCAGATGGTATAGGACCACCATTTACCCATATTTGTCCTCTAAATGCAATAATTTCTGTTCCCTCTGGTAAAATTCCATACCTACATTCAAACGGTTTAATTAATACATACTTTTCATTCATAACTTAACTTTATCTAGATTGTCACTAATATGTTTTAATATTGGTGACATTATTTTATCTACTTCAGCCCAATCTACGTGTGGTCTGTTACAACCATCTAACCATTTTACTGGAACCCCAACGTTTCTGTCATCAATTGAGAACACAGCAAACGATTTTGTTACTTCTTTATTATGTTCGTCATCCAACTGTCTTGGGTTCTTTCTTAAACCATAAAGTTTTATACCCTCTTTTTCAAGAGTTTCTAATGGTTCTTTTAAAATTTCGTCACGTCTCATTGAATTAAGAATCCAACCCACGTTATAATCCTTTACCCAACGCCTCATTATTTCAAAAGCCTCTTCATTAAGAACCATTTCACCTGTTTCCCAACTAGAGCATTTAGTAAGGGTAAAATCCCAATCTACCTCGATTGGAATAATCCACCTACCATCTTCTGTTCTTTCACTATAATATAAAACTTCGTCTATAATTCCATTATACTTCTTCATTATTCAATATCTCCCATAATAAAACGCACACGAACTGCCATAATCCTCAATAAATGCCATTCTCTCAGCATCACCATCGTTTTCAGAATACGCGCCTATTAACACCATACAATTAGGGAAATGTGCGCAATTAAAACAATTTTTATCCATAAGAAACCAGTCATAAGTTAATGAATATGTCAGCAGCAGATTTCCATGCCTCTGCCGCATTTCTCCTTGACTCTCTCACTGACTTCTCCATATATTCCTCGAATTCCTTCATGAACTCTTCGCTAGGATTCCAAGGGGTAACTGTACCACCTTGTTCCCTAGCCAAGTCTTCAAAGCTTTTAAATTTTTCCGTCATTCCTCTCCATAAAGATGTATTTTTCTTATTTCTGGATGTACTAGTTCATCCTCATAATCCTCACCATTGGCATAGCAATTTATTTTATGTTTTTTCCAATAAGCATGATTGAGTCTTCTTAACACCCCTTGATTCAAGATGGTTGTATAGTCATTTCTGTCTTCATACTCTATATCGAAATCTTTTCCGAATATTCGGTAGATGAACTCACCGAAAGCACGAGAACGAGACATACCAGCTCTACAATGAATATAGAAAGTAGTTCTACCTTGATTAACCATGCTCTCAATGAACTCAACGGCTTTTTCTGCTTGTTCCATTCTCATTGTTTTGAAAATATGTCCGTCATAATCTACATCAGTTGAAATGTCGTCAAAATCTAGGTTTAATACATTTTCATGATTATTAGTAAAAAAGTGTTTTGTTTTACCTTCATCAAGATAATACTCTAAACACTCTTTAGTTCCTATAATAGATATGAAAGCAGTATCTTTTAAATTATCTACATTTTGATTGTTCAACCCCCATTCCATCATCTTCTCGTCAAATAGATAATGAGAAAGTACAACTATTTTACCTTTAGCCATTTATTTTTTTTTGTTATATTTGGTTATATATGCCTAATACGTATGTTTTAATAAATATAATATGAGTCATAATTTGAATATGTTCTAGAAGAATATCCATAAGATGTCGTACTCGTATAATTACAGTATCTTAATTCTTTCAGATATTTATTAAAATCAAACTTAGGCTCGTATTGAACTTCATTTACAGAACCATATAACTCTCTTTTGTATTTAAGTGTTAAACTTTTTAGTTTATAGAAAGTTATATATAATGCATCTAACTCATTATCTGTTTTTTCTAAAGACTGAAGAAAATAAAAATCTACAAGACTGCTATTTATCACTTTTTTTAGATTCTCTATTCTTTTCCTCATTTGCTCTAGATTCCATTTTTTCTCAATCATATATAAATTCTTCCCCCCAATTGTCAAATTCCATTGGTAATTTTTTTACTGCTCTCCTAAATGTATCATACAACAATGAAGATGCCACTGCTGTAAATACTACTGCCCCTATAACGCCTAATAAAGCAAACCTTTTTATATTAGTTTTCATAACAATTTACTAAAAATATATTCATTATTACTAATTTTATCTTTAACAATTTTTTTTCTTTCTTCTATGGTATTGTTATCGAACAATTCAAAAACCTCTTTTGAATTAAATGTGAATTTTCCATCTGATTTTTTAAGCCACCCATTATCGGTGTAAAATGCAAAATAATATCCAACACCATTTTCATTGGATGCATTTGCAGCCTCTTTTAATTTAGCATAATCTTTATCGAAATCATATCCACTTCCAAATAAAAAACTCGTATTTTTTATTTGTATCACATCATATGCAAGTTCACTAGTTGAAGAATTTGGATGATGATACTCGATAATCAAATCAACCATATTTTTCCTATCTAATTCGTCATGACTAGCACAATTAAAAACGTACTTGTACACATAATCAGGAGTATTTATGTCAGAGTAACATATACCATCATCCCATTTTTTCCTATTTAAAAATCTATTTTGTTTACTGTTTAATTTTCTAGCTTCTAATTTAGAGTTTATCCAATCACAAAATTCATATTCAGCATTGAATCCTCTAAAAGAGGCCGCAACATAATATGATATTATATAATCAATATACAAAAGCAATGGGTTATCTTCTTTTGAATACTCTTCGTATTCATTTTTCATATATTTAGCCCAATATTCTATTTCATCAAATGTCATAAACCTTTCACTAACTGGTTTATCTTTGTTTTCATTTGCATATTTCATAAGAGAATCGAAAGCCTCTTCAACAGTTCCTTGATGATTGACAATATTATACTTCTTACTAAAAATCCTATTTCTAGAACCACTATTTGATACTAAAGATACCGTATCTTTCCAAATATGTTTTGGTTTTTTTCCATCAGGGATTCTTTTATCGAACCTATCCAAACGTGCTTTAGCTGCTAAAATTCTATTTAAATCAAATTTATAATTCATAGTACTTCTCTTAATCTATCCGTAACATCTTGTAATGCAAGCAATTCATAAGTTCCATCGTCTTTCAACCATACGATTCTTCTTGCAATAACCTTGAGTCCAATATCCTCTAGTGGAATCTGATAACAACTTAATTGTAATGTATAGAAAGACTTTGGCTCATCATATAAATCTCCAAACGGAGGCGCAAGGAACTTTCCAGCTTCATGGCTGAACTGTTTTGTCAATTCCTTATTAGTTTTAAAATCAAATATACACAAGCCACTTTTGGAATCATCTTCTTCATCTTTATAATAGAACAGTATGTCAAACGTACCACAATAATCTTGTTTTAAATTTGTAAGTTCTTTATTTTTTCCTGTATATACCTTTGTTTCAGCTAGTACAAAATGAAGATTAGGATGTAGTTCATTGTAAAACTTTAGTATTGCCTCTTCTTTTGGTCTTGTTGGTATAAGCCAATTTTTGTCTTTTATGTATTTACATTTATTATCCTCTGTTATCAACTCTGGGTGTCCATTTTTAAGCCACCCTAGTGATTCACCATAAGCGTGTACCAAAGTACCAGTTGTTGTTGCTCTAAGATTTTTAAATTTCCATTCATCAAGCCAATGCTGTGGCGTTTCGCCATGTTTTTCAGCGTATGCTATTGCTTGTGCTTGCTCATCAAATGGGAATGCACAGAATTGGTGTGTAACCTCTGAAACTGAAGGTAGCTGTATTCCGTTTAAAAAATATTTATGTCCTTCTTCTATGAATGTTAGGTCTTTGAACTCTGTTAATATCTTGTTTCTTATAGCTGTAACTTCCTTTGGTTCTCCTTTAACTACTAGTTTTTTAACCATTATACTACATGTTTTTGCAAAGATATATAAAATATATTAAAAAAACAAATAATATTATAAAAAAAATAATCTATACTATAACCGATGTATAATATAGATTATTTATAATTTTCCTAAAAATTAAGAAAGATATTCTTCAACAACCGCTTCAGCATATGCTGTCATTCCTCTTGAATTAAAATAGTTTTTATATGCTTGTAAAGTGCCATTAGGACACATAATTTTGTATGGTGCTAAACCTGCACCGTTGTATGAAAATGCATCTGTTTGTATGTTAACACTATTAAGTTCACTTTCAGTCCATTTTAAATTATATACAACATTAACATGAGAAAATGCTGAAGAACCAATGTAAGTGACTGAACTAGGTATTGTTATTGACGCAATATCTATATCTCCTACCCACGTTCCAAATGCACATGACTCAATCCTTTTGATGTTAGTTGGAATTGTAAAACTTGGGCATGTCCATAATCCTTCAAAACAGTGCTCTGTAACTGCTGTATAGGTACTAGCAGTAGGTAGTGAAAATGATGTAACGTTCTTGCACCCATAAAACCCATAAGCACCTATAGTTTCTATTTTGTCTAACTTATCCAAACACAATTCTGTCATACCGCTACAATTAGTAAATCCAGATGTACCTATTTTTCTTAAATTTGATGTGCAACAATCAATATGACCCCAGTCAATTTTCTTAAGGTCATAACAATTAGCAAACGCCTCACTCTTAATTTCTTCCACTTGGCTAAAAGTTATGGCAGACAACCTTTGACAGCCAAAAAACGCCCTATCACCAATTATTCTAGTATTCATTCCTTCATCAGTTGAATGATACATGTGAGGGAAATACAATTCTACTAACTCATCATGGTTTACATAAAAATTAGCTGGGATTGTATCGTTTATTGTGTGATATTTTATTTTATGCCCTTGATATGTTGTTCCAGAGACATATTTACACTCACTACTTGAACCACATGGGTCAGTTGAAATGCATGGGTATCCACTATCTGTATAACTACTGTCTTCAAACTTCTGATTTCCGACTCTTATGTTATGTTCCGAAATAATGATGTGTTCGCAATCATCTACATTTTTAATATCAAATATAGAATTATCATCCAATACGTGAGGATATTCTTGATTATCCCCTTGATTAAACCACATTACTAGCATATCTTGGTTACATGATTTAGCAGTAATAGTTTTAGATATTTTTCCACAATCGGAAATAAAACTGTCAAAATTTCTTGATTCTTCTAGGTCGGCTTTTACAGTATAATTTGTGTATGGGTCGCAAGTATTTTCAGGTATTCCACCACACAAGCTATCGTTTCCTCCGTATGTGAATTCTCCACTATTACTATGCACATCAGCATATTCATTACCTTCTGTAACTATCCAAGCCATAATATATCTGTATATTTAATTTCATTATTTTATTATTATTGAGATACAAAACTCCAACTTGAATCTGGATAAGCAGTTTCATATTGACTAATCAAGCTAGAATTAACTAATTTAAATGTTATTGAAGCACTAGTATCAAATGCACTGTCTAAGTTTTGAACAACACCGCTATAATCTATATACACGTTATTAACTGTTGCACTAGTAAAACAGCTATTAGCATTCGATAAAGAAATTATACTACTACCTAAAGTTAAATTAGTTATTTCTGCATCACTAAAACTATCAGAGGTTGCAGTAAAACTATCATTAAAAGTTATGTCTGTTATATGTTCACATTCTTTAAACGTTTTAGAGCCAATAGTTGCAGTGCCGTTAAATGTAATGCTAGTTAAACTAGAGCACCCCTCAAATGATTGTGTACCAACTATAACACCATTTTTAAATGTAACAGTATATATATTGCTATGATAAAAAGCATATTGTTTAAATTCATCTATGTTAGATAAATCTGGGTCATAAGACATTCTTGCACTGTCAAAACATTCACGTGGAATTACTGTGACATTATGCAAATCAATAGTGCTAGTTATTGTGGCACTTGTAAATGCATCATCACAAAGAGTATATGCATCTACACTACCATTGATTGTAGAATGAGCAAATATTCCATTTCCACAACTATTTAAAGTCACAGAACCATCAACATTTGAATAACTAAACGCATAGCTACCAATACTATTTCTATCTGCGTTAATAACTAAACTGCTATCAAACTTACAACCTTTAAATGCATTTGAACCAATTTCAGTTAATTGGCTACAATCGCCAAATGTTGATGTATCATATGAATACGTAGAGCCATTAAACGCATTTTCACCAACGCTAGTGACATTATCCATTCCTTCAACAGATGCCAAACTATTACACCCATAAAATGCATAAGAGCCAATACTTGTAACCTCATACATTTTAAGACTTGTTAATGATGTACAATATTCGAAACTATGATTACCAATTTCTTTTATACCACGTGGTATGACCAATTTGCTTTGAACACTACCGTTTTTAAATTTTGTTGATGTTAATGATGAACATTTAGAAAAAGCATAATTTGTAATAGCACTCGTACAAGCACTCTCTGAATCAAGAAGATTAACCCAATCTATTGTCGTGGCGTTAACACAATTGGTAAAAGCACTTTCACCAAGTTTCACTTGTTTTCCTAATGATATTGTTGTTAAGCCATAACAATTCTCAAACGCACTTTGTCCTATTTCTCCAATCCATTTAGGGTCTGAATAAGATGTTAAATTTGTGCAATTATAGAATGTTCTATCTGATATAAGCCTCATTTGGCATGGGATGCTACATGTGGTTAATGTACTTACATCTTCAAACATACCTACGTTTGTTGCTTCTGGAATATCATTTCCATCACCATTACCATTTATAAATGAATATTCTACTGTTGATGGGCTAGCAAAATCTTCATAAGCTTCGCCATTTCCATATGAACCTATTCTAATATTAGCATCAGAAAACTTGTTATAGTCTGCCATTACGACAATATTATCATTGTCTACATTTTTTTTCCAAACATATTCATTATTAGAAATAATTTTTCCTGCGCCATTATATGTACATGTCATTTTTGGTGAGCAGCATGTTTTGAACACATGGAGGTCAACACTAATGACATCACCAGTTCCATCATCAGTTATTTTTTCAAAAATAAACGCATCAGCATCAGTTTCGTTTTTTGGTCTGTTTACAGATGTTCCTATTGCAGCGTTCCAATTATTGACTATGTTATCAACATTAGCTTTTTTTGGAGTACTAAAATTGCATTCATTCCATTTACCACCACAATATGCAACTATTTTTTCACTTGCCATATTATTATATACTATTTTGTTAAGTTATTTAATTATTATTTAGCATGAATGCTCATGTTCACCAGGTTCATTCCATTTCCAATCGTAAGTAAATATACTACAATCAGTAGATTCAATTACTACTGGAGACCATTCACATAGACTTCTACTAAATGTGCAACTAGCCGTATCTGTAAAACTTCCTTCCCTATTACCGCCAATTGTTGCGCTAACAGAGATAGTTCCACTAGTTCTACCTATATCATTTCTTCCAATGTTTATTTCTAAACTTGATGTGCTAGTAGTAGAACCATTTAAAATATACGTCTCTGTACTTCCTTCTATATCACAAGTAATTTCCAATGATATGTCATCATCACATTCCAATTTGTCGATAGTAGCTATCGTGTATTTTCCACCCTCACAAGGTACTTGTGATGGACAAATAAGAGAAAAACCAACAGTATATGGGTTTAAATTAAAAGTAGTTGATGCGCTTTTTCTTTCACTACATTGTGCAGTTGTCTCTGATGTAACAGTAAAACTTCCAAAACTAAATGTGTAATTATTTCCATTTGACGTTATTGTCCTACTTAGGCTACCGCTACGTGTACCTGATGTATCAGTAACCCTATTAGTTGTGTGCTTTATATTGCCACTAGAGTTTGCGTCACACTCGTATCTGTGTCTATCCCACTCTTTTCTTACTGTTAATCCATAATTTAAATTGCAATAGGTAGGTTCTGTTAGATTTATATGACTACAAGTTACAGCAGATGTATATTCAAACCCAAGTTGTGATTTCATTAATGCTTCATTTGCTAATGTATCACCAGTACAACAATCAGTTGTAACAAGTGTTGGAGTCACATATGTAAAACCATTAACATCATTGCTAGGAGTACTAGCAGTTACTCTTAGAGGGGCAAAAGTATGACCAGTAATCTCTGAGTATTTTGGTATGTAATTAGCTTCAGTCATATTACCGCAGCAAGTAGTGGCAATTTTTCCGTTGTTTACACTGACGCAAGAACTCATTACGCTAGGTATCAAACTTCTCATGAAGCCAATTGTTGCCAACCCATCACATAAGCTATAATCACAGCAATTTGCCATCTTTGTATATTGTCTTTTTAAATTATGGGGTAACACTTGGATGTAAGCATTACCCCAATTATTTTATTCAATTATTTTTTTTCACCCTTACCACTTTTAAGCTCATTAAGCTCGATTTGTAATCCATTAATGGTATCTTCCATTTGTGCTATCTTTAAGATTAATAATGAAATATAATCAACACTAAGATTTCCGTTTTCATCTTTATGAACTAGATTGTCAAGACCAGCGTTTTGTACATCTTGTGCAATTACACCATAAGTCTTTGTCTTTGTCTCATCATCTTTAAAATTAAATGACTTGAAATTAACATTAGAAACTTTGTTATAATCTGT